GGTTTCTTATCACAAATCTTATAATAAGCGTCTATTATCTTAGGGGCGTATTTATCAAAAACGTCTTGAGGATGTAAACTCAACTCCCTAAGGGCCACTTCTACGTTAGTATCAACAATAGAATCCCTATCGGGAGAATCCTTGGTCCAATAAGGAATCTCTAAAACAACCGATAATTCCAAAGGAGCAACGTATCTGTCTAAGAACGGTTCAAACCTGAAAGATCTTTTAAGAAAAGAAATTTCGGTTATGGTTCTTAAACTTCCGCTAAGAACTCCTTTGACCTCGTTAGTATAAATCATTCCCCAATCTGCAACGTGCTCCTGCATAACCAGCTCGTTAAAAACGTGAACTTTACTCGGAGAAACAGCAAATACGTGATCATCTCCAAATACAACGATGTACACATAAGTAAAGAACGTGTACAAAGCTGTGATCTGAAATCCGTGAACCTTATACCAAACATAAGCTGCGAGATACAAATTGTATAAATTATTAATCACCGTAGTTAATGGGTTTCCTGACGGATTACCCATGTCAACGGAGAATATGTGAGATCCTACTATATGAACAGAGTTAGTCACTTCTAAAAATAACACCTCTCTGATCAAAGAATTATCATCATTATACCATCTGTTGATCTCTTCCAAAAAGTTTTGTTGAACTACAGCTAGCTCTCTTGTATCGAACGAAGAATAGTCCCCAGCGCCTGTATTATAAGCGCCTACGGGACCGAACTTTGTAAGTTCCTGGAAAAGTACGTGCCATTCTGCACTATAAGGATTAACTCCAACTGCCATATTGTTGTGTATTCTGTTCTTGTGTAACCATAAGGTAAACTTCCCAAAATACTTTCTTACCACTACAGCAAGACGACTAGGACAACTCGAAAACATACGAGTCGATGCCTGCTCAACCTTTTCTAACGGGCGAAGCTCGTCTTTAGATGTATCTGCATAAATATGCTCTAATCTAATGCCCTTAGCAGCCATTGCTTCAATGTGATGACACTCTTCAATAAACTTAATTGCCTGAGGTCTACTTAGGTCATAATCGGGTCCATCTCCAAAAATATCAAACTTCCCCTTCTTCTTAGGGCCGGGAAAAGAACAATCTGGATAACCCATACTAGTCGTCCTAGACAAGGACTTGTAGTCGGGGTCGTTAATGATGCCCAATATAGCCTCTTCAGTGGTAAGAATCCTCCTATCAACTTTAAAGGAGCTAGATGCTTCTAGATGATCAAACACCATAGCTCCGATATCTCCAATTATACCTGGATCGATATACTTACCTCTGTTCACAGCTATCTTGGAAAGGGCCTTCATCATAGGATCAATTTCTACTCCATCGATCACCACCGGCCTAAGCCTAGCTGGTGCTGTTCTGGCTGGTCCCCATCTACCATACAAAGGAGATCTCTGTATCTTCGATCTTCCTCCTCCGGAGTATGGGTATCTCGCTTCATATCTATCCTCGAAGTTCCCGCTTAACAAAGTAACGGAACTCTGAGGTACAACATCGGGTTCGAATAATTGAATAATCTCCTGTGTGCCTTCTAAAGCCTTCAAAACCTGCTCCTTCGTAATACATGAGGATATTCCTATGCCTATACTAGAACTACCAGCAACGTGAATACCGATAACCTTGCTCTTCCCTGAGTGGGAATTGACAACGGTAAATAAACCGCCACAATCTCCTTCTTTGGTTAGAGCTTTATATCTATATCCCCTCGCCAGTACGTAAGAATCTTCACAAGTTATCAACTCACTTTCAATCTTCTTAGCTTTACCCATCCATGATTCAAAAGAATCGGTACTAGGTAACACTAATCTATACTCAATTTCTGACATCTTCTCCAAATCTGTCGAACTAAGGAAATAATCAGTTATATCGCAGTGGTTAACTACATGTGAAGGTAACTTAACTAAGCAGCAATCTAAGG